TTTAATAATTTATTAATTTCTTCCTGCTCCATTCGCCTAAACATAGCGGTAAACACCTTGTCTTCAATTTTTCCATCATTCATCACAGCGCCCTTAAGCGCTACTTCGCAGGGGTAGTCGTCTTCAATGTCGATCAGATCGAAAGCCATGAGAGAAAATCAGGGGTTAGGGTTGGCAGCTTGGCCGATCAGGTTTCAACAATAGATCCTTCTTGGTTGGCAAGATCGCCAAACCGGGCTACCCATTGAATATCATAATAAGGAAGCCCCTTAACGTCAATCAACTCTACGCTAGTTAGTTGTATTCTGGGCTGGTTGAATGTAATTATATTGCCAGCAGTGGTGCCAATAGGCAGAGTCAACGCGCACAAGATAGAATTTTTCCGCAGTGCCGGAATGTCCAACGTAGAGATTGCAGGCCTTGCAACCCTGCATGATCCGTTAATCGCGTATTTAGTAAAGTTAATATATGGAACACAGCCAAAGTCGTCGATTAGTTCCATTGTGTTTTCTTTCACCCAAGAAAAACTTGTGAAACACAGCGGCACCGCCGTGCCTCCAACAGGCCCCAGGGTGGCGCTGCCTGGGGTTGTGGCGGCGCTGTCGAAGATAGTTGCATCCACCTGCGGGGGATAGGTCACGGATGCCGGGTTGGCGGCCGTCACCGAGTCCCTATAGAGCGCCATGAATTCAGCAGTTGCCCGGAGTGGACCATTGGCCTCGGCCTCAATGGTCAACTTGTTGCAGCGGGCCCCAGCCCCAGCGTAGCGCACGCCTTCGGAATGGAACCCAACCGAGTAAGTAGTAGCAGGTGCGGGCCACGCTGGGGTGCGGGTGATGCTGGTGGCGCCGACCACCGCCTTGCCCATTCCAGCAGCCAGGGCGATTTTGTCATTGCCCGACGCTGTGCCAGGGGTGCCGCTGCCGGCCCATTCCATGGGCACCGCAAACCGCATCATTCTCATAGTCATCGCTGACGGCTGAGGGGTGCCCGGTCGAACGCCCAGGGTTTCGCGCTCAACCGCCGAGAATTCCTGGATGGTAGGCAGGAAGTCATAGCAGCGCACAACATCCGAACCGGCCAGGGTTTCGAGGGTCCCGCTGGTGGCTTCAGGTTTGATCGTGAATAGATTGTCCATCAGTCGGGGGCAGGGTGGGCGCTGGGGGTGCGATCAATGGCATTTCCCGCCATTGGGTTTCGTGGGGCTCTCGGTACCATTCACCGCCGCATGATGGCGGCTCGGGTGGTACCGGGAGTGGCGCTGGCTGGGCTGGTGGCTTCGAACTCATAACCGGTTGATCTTCACGTCAGTTTGATCAGTGGCATAGGTGACATCATAAACGCATCTCATCAGAGCGGCCTGGAGGTTTGATTCGTGCGATCGGCCCTTTGACTGAATCCCTCGGCACAACCCGCCGAGCTTTCGAGTGCCGCCCATGACCCTGCCATGGACTGCCACGTAAAACGGGTCAAGCAGCTCCCAGTTAGAGGGGTCTCCCGGTTGCCGTGGCATCGAGATGGTAACAACCACAGGCAGCGATGAGATCACCCGGCAGGTATCGCCAGGCTGGTCGAGGCCCTCCCCCTCTAGATCCAACCCGATCACCACCCCATCACCAGGCCCTGCCACGCGGGAAGCATCCAGAAACAACTGCGGACGGCGATTGGTTGGGTTGCCGACCAGCCACGGAATGTCGCTCTCCCCCTCGGGGGCTGTGCCCTGCAGGAGGTCGGCCAGGGCATCCATGATCCGGCAGCTGATTGAGAGCGTCATGGGCTGGGGGTGCGGTCCTGCTGAGGTTCGGTGGGCTTCAAGGTCTCAGCCTGCGGATCGTCCAGCTTTGCCAGCAGGGTGGCACCCAGGCCGGCCGCCGCGAGCGAGCCGGATCCAGCCGCTGTCCATGCCTGGAGGCAATCTTCAGAACGCCGCTGGCAGATGTGGAAGGCCCCCCCGACCCCAATGACTGGGGACGACAGAAGGCACAATGCAATCGCCCTGGTAATGGCGTCTCTGGCGTTCATCTCATTCCCCTCGCCATTGCCGGGGGCATGATAAGGCCCGCCTTGCCTGAGCCATGGGGCAGCTTGTCATACACCGCGATGCCTTGCGTCACCAACCAAATCACCACGCTTACACCGCCTGCAACTGCGGCGATCTTGATAACGATGCCATTCATCTGGCTTTGCAATTTTTCAACAGATTTTTGTAATTGCCCTGCTTCTTTCATTAATGCTTCAACAGCGCTTGAGAGTTTTATGATGTCCCTATCATGCGCGTTCATGTCTTTAACTGCGGCTTTATGGTCTGTTTGAATATCTGATATTGCTGTCTCCATCCGAGTTAGTCCTGAGCATAAGAGCTTTACATCTCCCTGTATGGAAGTAACTTCTTGAAGCTGATCTTTAACACCGGACAATTCACCACACGCTCTGTTGAGCATGTCAAACAAGCCTTTTAGGTCACTAAGCGGAACTTGTGGAACTTGACTAAAATTTTCACTCACGATCCAACCTTCCCCGCATCCAGCGCCGCACGACTGGCACCACCGTCAGAACGCCCCAGGCAGGCAGAAACAACGCCAGGTGCAGCGCCGTCATGGCGACAACATCCCATAGATCCATGGTTAGGCGGGAGGCGGAGTCATGGCGATTATAGCCTAACCACTTGGCTGTCCATGCCTGCTGGAATTACAACCTCCTGAACCCGCCTCGGTATGTCACCGCGACCGCAAATGTCCCTAACCTCCTGAACCCTCCTCGGTACGTTGAAGAGATCGGGACAATGCCAATGACGGCCGTGGCCGTACCGGACAGGGGCAAGCTGCCAGAAGCTGAGCCAATAATCGACGCGGTTCCTGTGGCAGATCCCGTGAGCGGCAAGATGCCGTCCGCAACGCCGGACACTCGGACGGAAACAGTCGCCTCACCAGCGAGCGGCAGCGTCCCGCTGGCGGCGCCATCGACGTTGACCTTGCCCGTAGCGGTACCAGCGAGCGGCAGTGTCCCTGCTGCCGTGGCAGTGATCGGAACGGTGCCGACGACGCCCGTAGCGGCGCCAGACAGGGGCAGCGTGCCACTGCCCACCGCAGATACGCTGACGGCACCAGTGGCGCCCCCCTCAAGGGGCAAGATGCCAGCGGCAGAGCCAAATGCAGATACCGCACCCGTTGCCGACCCACCGAGGGGCAGCGTGCCGGATGCGGTAGCGCTAGCAGGGGCGTTGCCAATGACGCCCGTAGCCGCCCCGTCAAGGGGAAGCGTGCCGCTGGCAACGCCGGAATTGGCTACGGTGCCGGTGGCAACGCCGGTAAAGTCCAGAACGCCACTGGCAACGCCGGTGATAGTGACGGCGCCGGTTGCCGCGCCCGTGAGGCCCAGGACACCGCTGGCAGCACCAGAGATTGTGACCGTGCCGGCTGCGGTGCCGGTGAAACTGATTGTGCCACTGGCGGTGCCGGTGACCCCGCCACCACCTGCTGCTACGGCCAGCCGTGGTACACGGATGCGTAGCGCCATGTCAGGCTCCGATCAACCGCGGGTGGTTGGCAAAGGGGTGTCCGACAATCAGGGCGTCTCTCAGTCCCCACTTCCACGCCAGATAGCCCTCAATCTCTTCCCGGACCTTGTTGCTGGCAATAGATGCAAGCACTACGATTTCAGCGATGTAGCCGATAAGCGGCGCTGCATTGTTGCCACATGCGCCGATCTGCAAAGCAAACGAAGCATTCGACGCAACCGGAGCATTTGTGGATGTGTTAGTTTGAAACAACGTATTGTTAATACGAAGAAACGATCTATTGGCAGCCGTTCCATTGCTGGGGTCAGAGATGTGCGAAAAAATAACTGGCACATTGGCTGGGTGTGCGTTGTCTGGGAATTGGGCTACAGCAGTTTGCCCTGCGACTCCCCTCGTTACTTGGATACTTGCTCGGTCATTGAATGACAAAGAAGTCCGGTCGTCGTAAGCAAAATTGAAACCAATGTTTGCCGATGAACGTGCATTGTTCCCCATAGCGCCAAGGACCGCATTGGGATTGCTGGTGTTTCCTATCTTCCAAACAGCGAAGACAGATGACCCGTTTGTGTTATGCAGAAAGTTCCACGTCGATGCCGCAGCGGAAGACGTCAAGTATTGCGAGCCGGAAAATGACAGCACGTTCCGGCCATTCAGCCCGTTTGGCGCAAGAGTCGGCTGTGTCCCGCCAGTCCCTTGCGCCACATTCCTGCCGTTGCCGCTCTTGTCCCGCCATTCACTGACGCCCGTGGCAGTGCTGATCGTGGACAGGTCAGCCGCGTCCAGCCACAATGCGGTGCTGATCAGCCTGGGTGTCCAAAGCCGCCCCTGCAACAGCGCCTCGTCCAGCAGCGAAACACCGCGCGGCATCTCAGGTCACTTCCTCGTTAAACGGGCGGACGTAAAGTTCGTTGCCGCTGGCCGCTGTCGAGACGCCTGCGTTGTTCACGATCTGCAACGTGACCGGGAAAGGATAGAGCCTGACCATCGGGATAATGGCAACCTTCGCGCCTGCGGTCGTCGTCAGCGGCGCGACATAGCTGTCAAATGGCCCCCCGTTAAGGTCTGGCGTGTCGGTCCCGTCACCGGCATAAACGCGCAGCGTGATCGACCCGCCCGTCGCCGGGGTAAGCGACCCCAGCTTGACCGTGACAGCGGCGTAAAGGTCGCGCGTCGTGCTGTTGTCATAACTGATCGCCGATCCGGCAGAGCCGTTTGCCAGCGAGTTGAATGTTGTACCGGCAAGGTTAGACGACCTTGTGCCTGGTGTTGCCCATTTTGCGACGGCCATCAGATGTTCCCCCTGGCAATGCCAACATCGCGGGTCGTAACCTCACCCACTCCCTCCATATCAGCCCATGACTGATGTACGTCTGCAAGGCCCATCAGCTCATTGCGGGTGTCATTCGTTAAAATCCCGGCAACAACTAATCCATTAAGCAGGTCTGTCGTTGCGCTGTATATCGTCGGTGCGCTGACAGGGATCGTCGCTGTTTGTGTGATCGTATCGCGCAGGACAATGCACGCAGCACGTAGATGTTGGGGGACTGTGCTGTTTTCGGCAGCAAGAATTACTGCCCCCCATTCACCCGTGGCCAGCAGGATTTCCCTAGCTTCTTCAGTAGCCACATCGCTTCGTTTTGTTGGCAGGTTGCTATCTGGCGCATTAAGCGCGGCGGCAACTTCAGACTCTGCGGCCCCGGCAAACTGCGTCACCTTTGCCGCGATTTTTTGTGCTCGCGTTGTCATCTTCAGGCACCGCCAGCAGTCAAGGTGAATGCTGTGATGGTCACTTGTTGACCTACAGCAATCGAGGTGTTGCTCAGTTCCATATCGCTGCCGACCTGCACGTATGCCCACACGGCTGCGCCATCGGTGATAGATCCGCCAGTACCAGTAGGCCCACCAGACGAGGCCGTTGTACCTGCTGTGGTGCAGCGGTAAAGATTTCCGCCGCTTGTGCGGTGCTCCCCAACAATGACCGATACCGAAGGAGCCCAAGACATAGAGACAGTTCCCTGTATGTCGCAAACCCCGCTTTGTTCGATGCTGTAATAAGTTGCCTTGCCTTCGGCATCTGCCGACAGATCCTGCCATGTGCCAGACGCTTCCTTAGTGCCGGCAGATCCATCCGCCATCCAGTTGGACGGCAGCACCTGCGAGGCCAGAACCGTGCCGGTTCTGGCCGCTGCAGGATTGGCGGGAACGGCTCCCGTGCGGAGAGTCCACGTCGGCGCCGTCCCTATCGCTGCTTCGATGCCATCTAGCGCCCCGTTTCGGACTCGTGTTGAAAATTGAGTAGCCATAGACGCTTCCTGGATGTGCCTAGTCTAATCATAGGATGAGCCAGGTGCCCAGTCCCGACGACCAGGACAGCACCACCGACTCCTTAATTGTCGTCGAATCGGCCACAATGCTGGAGATGGTGCTGTCCAGATTTGCTGTGATCGTTACGGCACCAGCACCAACCCGCTTGACCAGTAGGCTGTGGCCATCGCTGGGGCCAGCCGCCAGAGTCATGGCAGCAGCGCTGGCAGCGTTGATCAGCGACACCCTGTCAGTAGGCGCGATTGCGCCGCTGGTGGTGTATGTGTTTGTGGTGGCATAAAGGGGCGGACTGGAGATGCTGGGATCAAACGGCAGATCGTTAAACCTTGGGCCGACGATGGTATCTCCAACCCTTTGCCCAAGCCCCGTTTTAGTCCTACCGGTCTTGCGCCCTTGGGCATCAATTTCGTTCCAAGTTTCCTTTGTTAGCAGTACAAAATTCTTTTGAATTGCTTCGGCTTCTGTTGAATGCCTTGTTTGAACTAAAGTTTTTTGAACTTGATATGTCGTCATGATCCGGTCCCATCCAGAATCAGAACCGGCAGCTCAGTGGGTTCGGTGGTTGGATCGTCGCCAGGGTCGCCATCCAGAATCACCACCGTCTCCTCTGGAGCGTCAACCCTGGCTAACCTCACCATGCTCCAGCTCAGCGCCCTAGGCTCGCTACCGGGGAGTGGCTCGGGCGCCCTTGTTGCCTTAAATGCCATGCCATCAACTACAAGCGAATGGTTGTAATCAAGATGGCCAAATTCTGCGGTTCTGATCTTCAGCAGCCATGGGACAATTTCCACTCCATCATCAAAGACCAGCTCTTTGTTTTCCTCCAAAAAACCACGGCCAGAAACGGCGCCAGCAATTACGCTGACGCCGCCCATGAAATCCAGGGCCGCCCGATCTGCATCAGCCGATAGGCGGGCCCAACTCATCAGAAGGCGCCGCTGAGGCGGACGTGAGCCAACGTAGCGCCAGAAGCGTAAGCGGCAGACTGAGATCCAATTGGCACAAACACACCGATATGGGTGTTGCCGCTGGCAGATGCCGTCACGTTCTTGTTGGTGTCATTCCAGTACGCCTTGGCGTAAAGGCTGGCAGTGGCGCCAGTGGCCTTAGGGAGTTCGTGGACTCCTACAAGCATGAAGCTGCCAACCTCCCCACTGGCTAAAGCGGTTACGGCAACACCAAACAAAGCGCCAACCAACGCGCCGCCGCCAGATGCGACAGCGTAAGGAGCGGCAATAGATAGGATTTCTCCTTCTTGAATAGGTCCTTGCATTGTTTTTAGTGGAATTGGGGAAAGTTAAAAACTGAAGCTAAATGCGCAATGGTTAAAATCATGCGCCAGAGCTGCGATAAATGAAGCGGAAATCCTCAATGGCGCAACCAAAATCAGAACGGGCCAGCAGCTTCAGGCCATCAGGATCCCTTTCGGGCTCTGATGTAATGGTAGGCCCGGGCTCGTCTGCCAGGTAACCCCACACCATGCCAGGCGTTCTAGTTGGGCCAGCGGCTGCATACCATTGCGTTGCGGAACCGTCAAGTCGTGGCTCAACTATTAAATTCATCCCCCTTGCATAGGGATTGGGCCCAGAGTTTCCAGTCAACGCAGCAGGAGCGTAACCATCAGGATAAAGAAATTGCAAAGCAGTTCCTTCCAGATCTGATGGAACAATCATAAACTCAGGGGTCAAATTAACCGTAACGTTGCTAATATCTTTTTGCTTTCGCATTGCCTTCCGGGCTGCGTTAACACCGGCAATACCAATGGCGCCTGTGCCGGTGTTGTTGTGAGCTGCATTAAACAATGCAAGGCCATCTGCCGATACAGTGGCATCGCCAGTAATCATTGCCCATATAAGATTGGATTCCAAGCGACGAAACCCACGGCCTAAAAATTCAGGAGTTCGCTCCAAGGCAGACAGATCATCATTAATAATTGCTTGCCGAGAAATTACAATTTTTTTGGTATATGTAAACAGCCTCCAAGTACTTTGCGCTTCCTTAAGAGTGCCTGTCTTGTACTCGCCACCTTCGGGCGTAAGCTCTGGCGTAAGATCAGCGGCAATAGTCAAATCGCTGGAATTTTTAAAATCTGGTAAATTTCGTTGGCGTGCAAGCCCCTTCCAAGTATGAGGCTCTTCTTCGTAGAATTGAGTTAAAGATTTCCCTGCTAGATTAGAAAACAGCAATGGAAAATCGCTAGTGCTGTGCATGGCCATGGCCACTAGCTCATTTTTAGACCTGCCCAAAGTGCTTATGCCCCGCGAGTTGGCATAAGCCCTTACGCATTCCATCAAGGAATAACCTCGATACTCTTGGCCAACGTCAGAGATCTGGGCCAGAGGATTGATTCGGGCATACAGCATGTCCCCAATGCCGGCCATCACAGTATCCCCCGCGTCGCGGGTGACCTGGATGCGGGCAGGGTGGCCCGCCTTGCTGGCGACGGTTTCAAGCGGGCCGGCGTGGGCCTTCACAATTTCGAGGGCAACATCAGCAAACGGCTTGCCGCTGTCAACCATGGCTTGCACCGCGATAGGAGCGATATTGGCCTCGGCTGCGCAACGGCGGATTTCAATTTCGCGCTGTGCATTGGCAAGGGCCACGGAATCCGCAGCAGCGGTTGAGGCAACGGGGCTTACGGCGGCCTGCACTACTGCAGCGGCAGCAGGGGCAGCTTCGGTAGAAGCGACCACGGGAGGCGCTTCGGTGACGGCGGCCGGTGCGCTCCCGGCCTGATCTTGCGTGGGCATGTGTTCAGCTCGGGAGTGTTCAGGGTGATCTCCTGATTCTATTCTAACCATTGACGCCAGGGCCTTAGACACCCACCCTGGAGGGTTAGGGAATCGCCCCGCAGGCAGAGCCGGGACGCTGGCACGCACGTCTACCGGGTCGATCACTGCATCAATCAGGCCAGCCGCCAGGGCCGCTTCGGCGGTGAACCAGGTGCCACCCCCCTGCGCCGCGCTCATCCATTCCACAATCTGTTCGACCGATTGGCCTGATGCCTTGGCATAGGTGGTGGAATAAACCTGGGAGTGAACGCGCAGCATGGCCGCCGCGGCATCCATTGAATCGGCGTCTCCAACCGATCCGCCCCAGCAGTTATGGATCATCAGCAGGGCGTTGCTTGGCATTAAGCGGCGATCACCCTTGGCCTTGCTGATGGCCATTGGGACAATCGAGCCGGCAGATGCCACCAAGCCATCCACCACATAATCCTTTCTGCCCTTGTAAGCCGCCAACACGTTATGGATTGCGATCCCCTCGGCAGCTGCGCCGCCAGGTGAAAACAGGTGAATCTCAACATCACGCCCCCCTGCAGCGTCCAGCGCTCGGGCCACGTCGTCAACCAACACGTCAACCCCGACTTCGCCATAGAGCCGCAACACTGGGGCAGTGGCGGCGGCTTTAACGGTTACTCCTGGGGCCATTGATGCTCAGATGCTGGGGGTAGTTTAAGCGGTCAGCGCCATCAGTCCGGCGGGTCGCTGCCGTTCTCGTCTGCGCCAGGGTCAGGCGCCGAGCTGGTGAATGCAGATCCTGCCGGGCGAGCCTGGGTTACGCCAGCGTTAGAAACCAATGCTGAATCTGTGCTCAGGATCAAGCTGGCATCCCTGGCTCTTTGCAGGTCTCTGCTCAGCTCTTCAATTACTTCCTCTGGTACATAGCCAAATGATAGCTGTACTTCTGACAAGCTCATAAACCCAGCCCTTACCGCCAAAATCAGCGCTGGAATTTCCTTCGTTGGGTCGATCATCTCCCGACGCGGCGGAGTATGAGCCCAGCTCATTGGCCCTTTCAGTAGGCCAACCATCCGGGCCAATTCGTCATGCCACTCACACACCGGCGCCAGCATTCCGGGGATGGAAACTTTCCCTCGCAAGTAAGCAATCCGCCTACTAAACTCAAGCCATCCGCCCCTAAAGCTCGAATAATTAACGTTTGATAAATCACCCGTCATTGATTCATAAGTAATCCCGTAGCCTGCTGCTGCAGCGTGAGCGTACTCACGATGGGTGCTAACAAAATCACCGGAACTTGGCGGGGTGAATGCCTGAAAGTTTCTGCCTGGGGGCATGTGCTCAACTGCGCCAGGCTCGATCGTGTCAAACTCCAGCCCATCTTTTTCGGGATCCGTGGCCGCCTGCGTATCTGAGTCGTAAGTAACGCCAAAAAAGCAAGCTGAAATTTTATCTTTCATCTGCTGGGCCGCCCTAATGTCGCCCATATCCCGCAGGGTCAAAATCGCTGCCGTGCCAAACGGGAGCCCCATTCTCTGGCCCGCCCGCGTGCAGTCAAAATGTAAACTAATTTCTTCTTTCGGTACAAAAGTGCTTTGCACCCTGACGCCGATACCTAGCGACGTTTCGCCAGGGTGGCTGTCTCTAATCCAGTAACCCATCAAACGGCCTGCGCTATCAAACTGCTGGCCAAATAATATGTCTTGAGAATTGTCTTTATTAAAATCTAACCAGTCAGGCTCAAGCATCTGCACCTGCAAAGGCACTATTCCATGGCGCTCAAATAGTTCAGGATATATCCGCTTCCGCACCAGTACGGCGCCGCGAACCGCTGTAGTTCTGGCCCCAACGGATTGATTGCCGTACCAATCATGAGTGCCGTAAAAATCGCTATGTCGTGATTCTGCCCAGGTTTTCCAGCTTGATTTATATTTGCTAGTTGCGCCTGTAGGGGTACTCATAATACCATCGCCAATCCAATTATTTATAATCACGCCAATCGCTCTGGAGGCGAAGGCATCGTTATCGGCAAGATCCTGGTGCCGCTTGACTAGCCAGTAGTACGCCTGTCGTAGATCGCTGTTTGGTCCGCTGTTGTTTGTCCGCCAGCCAGAGGTTCGCCGGGTGTCCTCTGCGGCTTCAAACCGGGCCATGGTGCGGCGGGCAAATTCCCGGTCATCCCGGAGCCGCTTGCCTTTTGCCTTGCTCTTACCCTTACCCATCAGGTTGGCCGAGACATGCTGAAGTAGGTGCGTCGGGTTCGACGCATGGCGGTCGGCTCCGCCTCTGCGGCCATGGATTGTTCGATCCGGCGCATTTCGTCCAGGCTGCGATAGATGATCTCCCGGCCGTCGCTGAATCGAGCTTTTAGGACGCCCTGATTGATCTTGCTGCGTAGCTCAGCAAGGTCCGCAGCAACATCCTCAGAGGTATAGGCCATGGCCCCATCTTACCTCTTTAGCCAGCCTTTGCGCTTGGCCGGTCCGCCTGTGCTGGAGCCCTTCAGCCAGCCCGACCGCTGGGGGTCTCGGGCTGGGGAAGACGGCGCTGCACCTCCCCCTCCCGTCCCCGGCGCCTGGGTGCCCAGGGTGCGGGCGAGTTGGGCCCACATGGTGCCAGCTGCGTAGTTGCGTTTCACCAGCTCCAACATCCCCAAGATGTAGACCTCCAAATCCAACGGCTCGTTTCGGGCCCCCTTCTCATTGCGCCATTCAGACTGCTCAAAACCTCTGCTGTCAATTGTGGTTACAAGTTTCTCGCAAGTTAAACCCTTAAAGTATTCATCCTTTGCATTTTGCCCAAAGTGCATAAATCCCGGCCCTGGTTGCTCAATGTTTAACCTTCCGTAGATAGTTCGCTTTAACGTGTGCGTGTTTATCATATAAAGAGTAACCCCTTTTTTTATCTTGCGACCGCGTAAATTTACGTCTTGCTTTGTGCCATCGCCAAGGGTTTTTGCTTTCTTGTCGCTCCCGCCTTTGACTGCTACAACTCCCTCGTTGACCCTTTGGCGGCAGTAGTCATAGGCCTCATGCGTAAAGTGGCCCCCAGTGTCAACCGCTGTTTTGTGAACGGTCACGGTACCGCCGCTTGCATGATTAAATACAGTCTTTCGAATCACGTCGATCTGCTTCCATACTTTATCTTCTGCTGGATTTCCGTATACCTTCTCGTGCCATATTAGCCAGCTTTCCTCACCCACCCCAAAGCCCTTGACCT